CGGTAGGTTCAGACGGGTCGGGGTGGCGGGGGTGGCGGCAGTGCTCATGCGTCTTCGCTTCCGGGGGTGGGGGCGGGCGGATCCTCGGCGTCGGAGGGAGCGGTGTCGGGCGTCGAACCGATCAAGGCTGCGTCGTCCTTGAGGCCCCGCTCGGCCAGGTATTTCGCTTCGGCGGCCAGCTCGTCGCATATCTCGAACCAGTCCTCGCCCTTGGCGCGGGCGATCCGCTGCCGGCTGTTGATCCCGGCGGCAACGGCCGCGGCGTGGCCGCGGGTTTCCTTCAGGAGGTCCAGGAAGCCCATGCCGGCGGGTATCCAGTCGAACGCCACGTCTCCCGGCTCGGTGTCGGCCGGCAGCTTCAGCTCGCCGGCGGCGACCCACCGCTCGATCCAGAAGATGGTGATCCGCCTCAGCAGGTATTGCACGTCGGCCTGGAAGCGGGCCGAGGTCTTTTGGTAAAGCGTCCACGCTCCCATCCGCCCGGAGTAGTTGGTGTGGCGTGAGTCGTAAAAGCAGAAGTCGAGGTCGAGGGCCTTGAGCGCCGCCATCAGCATCGCGTTGAGGTACTCGCGGAAGTTGCTGTGTGGGCTGCCCGTGTTCAGGAACTCGGCGTCGTCGCCCTGGTCGAGGTCCAGCACGGCCGGGCCCCCGGACAGGTCGAACTTGTACGGCTTCGGCCCGGCGTCTTCGCCTTCGCTTCCGGGGGCGGCTTGCGCGGCGTCCAGCTCATCGACGGCGGCCCGCTTGATCTTCAGGCCGATGATCTGCTCGAACTTGGCGCGAGCCAAGGCGTACACCGCGGCTTCGTTGATGTCGGCGAACGCGTTGAGGGCCGAGGCCAGCGGGCTGATCCCGCGGACCTGGCCGGGGCGGTCGAAGAAGCCGTGCTGCAGCACTCGATCGGTCTGCGTCCAACGCTGGTCGAAGATCAGCTTGCTGCTTTTCCCGCGGTGGCCGATCAGGTAAGCCTCGGCCCGGCCGACGGCGTCGATGCGGATCCCGGTGGCCTCGCGTTCCTCGTCCAGGTCATCGGGCGCGTCAATGTCGGGCTTACCGATCCGGTTGCCCTCGATTAGCTGCAGGCTCCCATCGTCCAGCAGGATCACGAAGCTGTCGCCGTCTTCGACGCGGCCCATCTCGGCCAGCCAGATCAGGCGGTCGAGGCTGTGACGTTTTGCTGCGTCGCAGTTTTCCGGAAGGCTCTGCCGCTTCACCAGCCTTTCGAGCTGGCGGTTGAACTCCGGATCTGAGGTGCGGGCCTGGAAGCTGTGCTGGGCCACGTGGGTGCAGTGCTGCCGCATCGCCCAGGCCGCAACGGCCATGTTCCGGCGGAGGTCCTTGGTCGAGCTCACGACGCGGTCGCGGAGCTTTTTGGCCAGCACCTTGTCTTCGCCACCCAGGTCAACCTTGCGGAGGTTGCGGCGTTTGCTGCTCTTGGCCGCGGCGTCGTAGCTCATCGCCAGGGCAGGGTCGGACCGGTCGCTGCGCTGCAACGGGAAGCCGGGGCCGACGCCAACGGGATCCGTGGCGGGCGAGCTCAAAGCTGCCCCCCCGATAAGTCGGTTCCGCGGAAGACGCTGCGACCGACGGCGGCGGCCCGCTTGCGCCAATACTCAAGCTGGCGGATCGCTTCGTCGTGGCTCCACTGCGTTGTCGTTCCGTCGAAAGTAACCGACTTGACGCCCGTGGGGTGGGCGTCGAGGGCGGCTTCGATGGCTTGGACTTTTTCGGCCGGCGTGAGAGGCATCTCCCCTGCCATCGACCCCCGGAGAGGGACGATCTAGGGCGGAAATCGACGCCGTCGATTAAATCTGCTACGGCCGGTTCTCGCGGTGGCGATCCACCCGGTGCTGGCCGCAGTTCTCGCAGCGGCAGCGACGCCAGACGGTGTGGGTGTAGGGCTCACCGCCTTCCTCGCCGGCGTGCTCAAGCTCGCGGCGGGTGAGGTAGCGGCCGCGCTGCGTGGAGCCGCAGCGGGGGCAGCGAGTGAGCTGGCCCTCGGCGGTGGGGGCGTCAGCGTTCTTGCTGCCCTTGGGGCGGCCCGGCTTCTTGGCGGCGGTCTTCTTCGGCGTGGCGGTGGCTGGCATGGTGGCTCCGGTGAGAGGTTAGAAAGTGACGGCGGTCTTGCCGCGGCGTCGGCGGGGCTTGGGTTTGACCACGGCCTCGGCCTCGACGCGGACGCCGAGGGTGCTGGCTCCGACCGTGCAGCCGACCAGGCCGTCGAGCCAGTCATTGTCGCGACCGGGGATGGCGGTCCACATCTCCAGCTCCTGCCCCCGGCCGGTCTTCAGTTCGGGCCTCTCGGCGGTGAGGTGGTCGAAAAGCAGCTGGTGCTGGTGACGCGTGCCGGCGTGGATGGTGAGGGCGGTTGCGTCGCCGACGGGCGTCCGCAGTCTTTCGCTGATCAGCGTCTTCCAGCGGTTGGTGTCGTAGAACACGTGCTGGATCGCCCGCCGTTCGGGCCGCTGGATCTGCCAGTGATGCCCGACGCGGACGCCGGGCTTCGGCTGGCGGTCCGGCAGCGGGCGGTCCTGCGGGCGCAGGCCTTCGCCCTTGCTGGGCAGCAGCAGGGCCGCGTGCTTTGACTCGCGGCAGAAGCGGAAGACGTGGTCGGTGGACTTGCCCCAGCCCGCGTCGATCATGAGCCGCTCGATCCGCATGGCCGCGCCGTCGTCGCGTTCCCACGCTCGGCCGAGCAGCTCATCAGCGCAGCTCTCCAGGGCGTTCCGCAGCTGAGCCGCGAAACCTTTGCCCGGCAGCTGCTGGGCGTAGGTGCGCTTCACGTCGCGCTTGGTGTAGTAGGTCCGCCCCCGCTGGTCGGGCCACACGCCCGCGGCGACGATGTGCCCGCCCAGGCCTTCGGTCCAGCCGCAGACCATCCAGTAGAGCAGCTTGCCCTGCACGTCAATGAAGGCGGTCAGCCGCTCGCAGCGCTGGGGGACGATTTCCCGCTTGGTCGCGACGACGTGGGCCAGCAGGTCGCCGGCGTCGGCCTGCTCGGCCAGCTCGCCGGCGGCGGACGGCGGCTCGTTCTGGTACTCGGGCTCGAATTGCTCCTTTACGGCCAGCCGCTTATTGAAGGCGTGCTGCAGCGCCGACAGCTCCCCCTGATCGGCGTCGTAGCGGGCCTCCCAGCCGACCTTCCCCCCGGCATCCATCGGCTCACGATTACGAGCGTAATACTCGTTCCCCAGCGCCGGGTCCTTGGCCCGCAACTCCGCGTAGCGGCTCCAGTGCTCCGCCGGGTCGGGCGGCCAGGCGTAGACCATCTTGGTCCGCTCCCCCTGAAACTCCGGGCACCGCTCGCGGTCCAGGATCCGCTCGGCCAGGTCTTCGGCGTAGATCACGGTGCAGGGCACCAGCAGCGCGAGCGATCGGCCGGGCCCGGCGAGGCCGGCGACGTCGCCCTGCAGGACCTCCAGCCGCTTGCGGCTCTGGGTCGGCGAGCCGGCCGAGGCCTTGGTCTGCGGGTCGTCGGCAATCGCCAGCGTCGGCCGCAGGCTCTCGCCGTCTGGAGTCGTGTGCTTGAGCCCGCGGATCGAGCCGGTGAGGCCGTAGCACTCGATGATCCCGCCGCTGCTGGGGCTGCCGGGGATCGTGGCCAGGGCGATCTTGTTCGTGCCCCACTCGATGTGCGTCTTGGCGTCATGGTGCAGTTGGCCGCTGGCCCGGCGGGCCTCGCCCTCGAGTTCGCGGATCGGATGGGTCGCCTCGGGGAAGTCGGCCAGCAGAAGATCGTTGGTTTCCAGCTGCGTCTTGACGTTGGCCAGCATCTTGCTCGCCAGCGGCTTAGTCGCCGCGATCAGCACGGTGTAGCGGTGGTGGCCCAGCAGCAGCGACCACAACGCCGCGGCCTCGCACAGCGACGTCTTGCCGCTGCCCCGCGGCATAGCCAGCGCAAACATCTCGCCTTGCAGCACCACCGCCTCAATCCGCTCGATGATCCGCAGGTGATCCGGCGACCAGGCCCGGCTGAACGTCCGGGCCAGGTACAGCTCGCAGAAGCTGCGGAAGCAACGCTCGGCCGACGATCGGCGGGCCACGTCGGCGACCGGCGGGATCGACCCGATGTCGCGGCCGCTCCGGCTGATCGCCTTCTGCCGGCGGGCGGCGCGTTCGCGGTGGCGGTCATAGCTCGGGGACCGGGCGACTATGCTGCCTCCCGGTTGCGGCGGATCCAGTCCGCGGCGATCCGCGCATGCTCGGCGACTGGGTAGCTCGGCTTGGCCAGCTCCAGGGGCAGCAAGTGGCCCGCGACGGCGGCCAGCTCCCGCTCGGCGTCGGTCTGCTCACCCTCTTTTTCCGCCAGGGCTTCGACGCCCGCGGCGTCGTAGAGGGCCAGCAGCTTGCTCAATTCGCGTATCCCGGCGAGCTGCGTCTTCAGCTCGCCGGCCTCCTTCGCTTTGGCGATCAGCTCCTCGAGTCGGAGCTTTGCCAGGGCCAGCTCGCGGCGGCGGTCGACCTCGGCCGCCGCGACGATCGCCTGCTTGGCGGCGTCAAGCGCGGCGGCGGCGGCGGCCGGCTTAAGCTCCAGCCTGGTGGTGGCCAGCTCCAACGCCTGATCGTCGCTGGCCCCGGCGATAAGCACCAGTACCAGGCGTTCGCGGACGGCCGGATCGACCTTTGGCTTAGCCGGCGGCTTCGACCGCTTCTTGGATGTACGAGGTGAAGAAGCCATAGAGGGTGGGGTCGGTGCTGATGGCCAGCGGCTCGACGCTGTTGCATCGGCGGAGATTCAGCGAGCCGTGGCAGGCGAAACGCCGGCCGTCGGCCAACTCGAGGCACAGCAGCTTGGCGTGGTTGCGGGTGGCGGCGAGCTGCTGACCCCGCTCGGTCAGCGAACGCTTCAGCTCGGCAAACTCGCCGGGGTTCTTGTCGCGGAACATCTCGCTGACCAGCATCGCGACCTCGCCGATCTGCTCGGCGTCGAGGTCGGCGGCGAGTTGGTGGGTCTGGTCCCGGTTGAAGCCGAGGGTGGCAACGTGCAGCTGAGTGATGGGGCAGCCGGCCAATTCGCGGATGCCCGCGATCAGATCCCAACCGTGCCACCGCCCGTCGAGCAGCAGCACCAGCTCTTCGCCCTCGGCGGGCAGCGGGGCGAGTTGTTCGAGACACGCCGCGCGCCGGCCGAGTCGTCGGGCGATCCGCTTCGGCGAGTCGTAGCGGATGGTTCGGCGTGATGTGCTAGCCACCGCGACCCGCTGATCCCGCTCGTCGTACTCGGCCTCGCCCAGTAGCCACGCCGGCGGCGTCTGCTCCATGAGCCGGTCGAGTTGGTTTAGGTCGATCATGCGGGTTGCTACGGGAAAGAAACACTACCGACGCGCGCGACTGTTCCCTATGGGGGCACGTCCGGCGGGTCCCAGGAAGGACCCAAAGACCACGTCAAAGCAGCAGCCCGGATCTGGGTTGGCCGGTCGCGTTGGTCGCGCCTCGCTTGAGTCGGCCTTCGCTGACCAATCCGGCCTTGAGATCTGGCGGATTTGCGGTAACGATCTTTTCCTCCGTGCTGAGGAGGCCGGCCTTAAGCTTCCCCTCGTCGGTCATCCCGGGTTTGAGCCAGTCGGCATCAAGTTGGTCGGCGGCGAGAGTCGAGGCCGTTTCGTCTGCTCGAAGAGTACCCAGCTGGTCGGCGGTCATTGAAGCCAACTCGCCGGCGGACAGAGTTTCAATATCGAAGATCATGAGTGTGTCGGGTAGTTGGATAGATCCGCAATTTCAAAGTCTGAAGAGTTGCCCCCGCGAGCTTCGATGCCCTGAATAACCAAATCGAGCAAACTACTGGCATCCGGTCCAGAGCCAGCCCCGCCGAAGGTGAGCCCTCCCAGGTAGAGCAACCGGTGGCTATAGTCACCGTTTGCTAAAGGAACCAGCAAAAAGAATGGACTACCCGAATCCCCCGCGATCTTGGGCTGATAGAACTCGAACCGGCGGTTGTCCTCAGGCGGTTTGAAACGTGCGGACGAGGTGGTGAGGCTGTACAAATCGCTGATCAGGGCGAGCTTTTCACCGTCCGTTGTCAAAGCCGGAACGCCGTACTGGAGCTGCCCAAAGTGGTTAGCGAGATCGGCCGGCGGCAGCAACGCCGGCGTAAATGCGGTGCCCAGCGACGCGTTGTACCTGACGACGGAAAGATCGGTGTCGCCGACCCGGAATCGATCAGCAACCACCAGCATCGCGGCGTTGCCTACGTCGTCGATAAAGACGTCGGAGCCATCCTTGTAGTGGTTGGCCTGTACGCCCCAGGCCACGCCTCCGGAATTGCCCAGGAAACATGCGTTGGGTCGCTCAGCGTCGATGCACGACCCGCTGGCCAGTTGATACATCCAGCAGTCCGGATTGCGGACGCGGCCCTCCAGGTCGATGTACATCGGCAGTCGGTCTGCCGCCGTGCCCGAGGAGATAGCTGAATCCACCCCCGCACTCGCGACCCCGGCCAGTGTGCCGGAGACGTAGCGTGCATGCGTGTCGCCGGCCCCGCCTACGGTCCGATTGACGAGCACGTCCACGCGGCGGCTACCGAGCGGGGTGCGGACAAGGATCGTCATCGTGCCGTTTCCCACCAAGCTGACGCGGCCGGCCGCGTTCAATTCTCCGACTTCTGGGTTAAGGTTGCGAACCTGCGCCTGAGCCAACGCCCCCGGTTGGGTTTCAAATATCAGAACATCCGCAGCGGCATCGACAATCGCTGGCGAGTGCGTGGTGATAACCGCGTCTTCCACAGTCGCCTCGGTTGAGCCGTTGGACTGGACGATGACCGTGCGGGGCACCACGTTGATCCCAAAGCCCAGCTCCCCCATCGTCGGGGCCCGGCTTCTCAAACCATCCGCAGCGGCTCTTCGGGCAACCATGCTTTAGCGGCCCCCGAAGATCCGGCCCGGGCTGGTCAGGCCGTCTCCGAAGTATGGGGTGTTGGTTTCGGTGTTCACTCCAAATTCGCCCGCGGCAAGGACGATCCCGCCTGCCGTGGCGTTCGTCCAAGTGCGTCCGATCAGCGGGCCCACCAATTCGTCCTCGGCGTTAGTGGTGGGGACCGTCCGCCAGTTGGCCTCGACCGCGGCTCCGGCGAACTGGGGTTGGGCCTGCCAGACAATCAGAGCCGGATCTATGCCGGTGTTCGCCTGAAGATTCCCAGCGTTGGTCAGTACAGGCGGGTACGAACTGCAATCAAAAGTGGCCGCCCCGTAAATCTGCCAGTCATCATTGTGATCTATCAGCAACGGGACCGATGTGCGAGCGGCCGGATCATCAAAATCAGAGGTCTCTAGAGAAATCACCCAAACGGGATGATCGTCGCTGTTGTACTGGCCCCAAAATGGGTTCGAAGCTATGTTGACGACCCCAAGTGTCGGGTGCGTGAATTGAATCGTCTTGGGGTATGCATTGTTGTCGTTGTGGGGTTCCGGCCACGGCACCGGAGAGGTGTCCGTCCCGATCAAGCGTTTGACCACCGTCTCCTGACCGGGAATCGATAGAAGAACCTCATCGCCAAGGCGTGCGTCCAGCGCGGTCATGTCGGCGACTGAACTGACTTCGTCGTGAGAGACCCGCAGTTTCGCGAAGTTGCTGGACCAGGCCTGGCCTGCTTCGCCAGTGGGGCTGTCATGAACCAGAAGTCCGCGGGGGTTTTGTTCCAGAGGCATCTGCGTCAGTCTGTCGCTCGGCGACGGTGAAGTGTGGGGTTGCGCTCCCGCTCGATCTGGCGGATGCGGGCCTCGTGGTCGGCGGCGAGCTTGTCGATCAGGTCAAGCCGCGTCTCGGCGGCGTCCTGGCGGGCATTGCTGCCCGCAACGATGTGGGCGATCCGCCACATGAGGCCAAGCAGCAGCACCGCCACGCCCAGCGTGATCGTGGTGCCTTCGCCGATCATCAGATCGCCGGCTTGAGTCCCTTGACCAGCTGCGTCGTGGTCGGCGTCTGGTGGACCCGCATCACCTGCTTGAGCGTCTCGGTGTGCTGCGGCGGCAGGTGCTCTCGGATCATCACTTCCACGCCACGGACGAGGTCCTCGACCGCTCGGCCCTTCACGCTGGCTTCCGCCGATTTGTAGTCGGCCATCTGCCGAGCTTCGTCGGTCCGGCGTTTCTGCCAGGCCCCGAAACCACCAGCGATCAAAGACACTACCCCCAGCACCGCCAGCCCCACTTCCCGCCAGGGGGCGGGGGCCACGGTCAGCATCACCTTGGCCGACTCGCTGAGCGTCGCCAGCTCGTCGGCCCACGTGGGGTTTTCGATCTCAGACGCCTCCGACAGCTGGGCACTCAGCTCCGCGAGCAGTGCGTCGTAGGTCGCCTTCTGCTCAGTGAGGCCGGCGAGCTTCGGCCGCGCATTGGCTAGAAACTCCTCGACTTTTGTCCGGACCGCCTCGGGCAACAGCGGGGCCGTCTGCTCGGCCAGCTTTATCGCCGGGCCCAGCTGGGCGATCGGCTGGTCCAGCTGTTCGCTCAGATCCTCGATCTGCTCGACGCGTTCCTGGGCGACCGCGATCCGCTCGGCAGAGGTCATGCCGCAGCCGGCCATCAAAAGGCAGACCAGGATGCCCAGCAGCACGGCCAGCGGGCCGAGGGCAAGAGTTACGCGGCGATCTTCGAGGGGGAGCATGTCAGGGACTCGTGAAAGGTGAGGGACTCAACATCAAACGACAGCCGGCCCGAGGTGGCGGCACGGGTCACGGGCACGGCCGGAAGCCGGTCAGAGAGTTCGATCGACGACTCCACCACCACCTTGTTCAGTCGCTCGGCTTTGGAACTGAAGCCAAGCTCGGCCGCGTCTGCGCCATCGCGGACGTGCTCAGTGACGTGGTCGAGCGCCGCCTGCAGTCGAGCCTCGCCGATGCCCAGCTTGACCAGGACGGCGAGCATCACCTCATAGCTGGCGAGCGAGACCGACGCGGTCTGAGTGCCTTCGACGGCGGGCTTGCCCTTGCCTCGCGCCAGCGTCCCGATCAACTCAGCGACCAGGTGTACCGGCGTTGCAGTCCCGTCGGCGACGGCCTGCTTGGCGTCGGTCAACGCCTTGCCCTTGACGGCCATGGAGAGGGCGACCAGATCGGCGGGCTTGGCGTCAGTCATGGAGTGGCAAACCAGGCAGCACGGAAACCCGGGGGTACATCGATGGGTGGTCGGGCCGTGTGCTGCCTGGCGTGTAGGGGTGTCGCGAAGAACTCGCGGGGAGAGGTAAGAGAAACGACGCGGGGCACGGCGGGGAGGTGGGATGCGGTGCGTGGCCGGCGGTTTGAACCGCGTCGTTGCGAAATGCTTGCATGGGCCCTCCCCCACCGAGCGGCGGGGGCGTTGAAGTGGGCTTCAGTTATCGGTCGCCAGAAGTAAGCGGTCGACCGTAAGGCGGGGCGGGGCGGGGCGGGCGTCACCCCTGATAAGGGTGAGGTCGTAGGTTCGAATCCTACCGGGCCCATTGACACGCCCCGCAG